TATAGGCTTCCACATGGAAGCTTTTTTTTTGCAAAAATTGGGTAAAATTACTCAATTTCCAAGGCCTTGAAATAAAGGACGTTTTCACAAAATGTCGACCAAAAAAGTTGCCGTAAAGAGGAAAGTAGGGCGGCCGTCGAAAAAGACCGATGAGTTGATCGCTGAAATCTGCGGCCGACTTGCCTGCGGTGAGCCAATGTCGCGCATCTCTCAAGACGCGCACATGCCCGACATGACGAACGTATATGCGTGGCTGAAAAAAGATCCAGAATTTCGCCATCAGTACGAAGAGGCCCGTAAAGATGGGGCGCACACTTTCGCAGATCAGATAGCGCAAATTATCGACCAGACTCCGCTCAAGCTGACGGACGAGCAGGGGAATGTGAAGTACGACCCGGCCTCGATTCAATGGAATCGCTTGAGGATGGACGGCCGCAAATGGCTGGCCGCAAAGTACCTGCCGAAAGTTTATGGCGAGCGGCTGGGACTCGAGGGAACGGACGGCCCGCCGGTCAAGACCGAGGATGCGGGATCTCAGCGCCTGTTCGAATTGATCAGGACGCTTGAAATGAAGGCCCGTGCCGGTTGACCTGCTAGAGCATCTCGACGCTGATCTGGCGGCGGGATTTGACGCGCAGCCGGACGCCGACCGCATCGCAATACTCGCGCACATTGCGTGGCTGGGCCGCGCCGGCCGGCATCAAGTACCGCCGCCGCTGGAGATGGACTGGACGATCTGGATGTTGCTTGCCGGCAGGGGGAGCGGGAAAACGCGCTGCGCTGCGGAGGCAATCTGGTGGTGGGCATGGATGGACAAGGGGTCTAGGTCTCTCGTGCTGGCGCCGACATCCAACGACATTAAGTTCACATGTTTTGAGGGCGAGAGTGGCTTGCTCAATGTGATCCCGAAAGAAATCGTGTCGGACTACAACCGGCAGGATCACCAGATCACGCTTGTGAATGGGTCGAGCATCAGGGGCATCAGTGGTGATGCGTTCGAACGACTGCGGGGGCCGCAATTCGGCTACTGCTGGGTTGATGAGGCCGCGGCATTCCAGTACGCGCAAGAGGCGTGGGACATGATGATGCTGGGCTTGCGGCTGGGCGAAAAGCCGCGAGTCATTGTCACGACGACACCAAAACCGAAAGACCTGATTCTTGATCTCGTGGCCAGAGAGGGTCAGGACGTTGTTGTTGATCGGGCGTCGACATATGCGAACATCAAGAATCTTGCTCCATCGTTCGCAAATCAGCTTGAGCAGTACAAGGGGAGCAAGTTATACCAGCAGGAGGTGCTGGGAGAGATTGTGGATCTGGAGGACGGCAAAGTCGTTTCTCGGGACATGTTCAAGCTGTGGCCGGCAGGGAAGCCCTTCCCGAAATTTGAATACATCGTGCAATCCTACGACTGCGCCTTCACGGATAAAACATACAACGACCCCACAGCAATGACGACGTGGGGCGTATTCAAGCCGACGGATGGGCCGATGTCGGTTCTGCTCATTGATTGCTGGTCGGAGCATTTGGACTTCCCGAGACTCAAGCCCAAGGTGCTGGAGGAGTGGAGGGTGAGTTATGGCGAGGGCAAAGAGGCAAAGCGGCCAGACCTGATTCTCGTCGAGGACAAGGCTTCAGGAATCTCACTGGTGCAGGAACTGCGACAGATGCACTTGCCGGTGAGGGCATGGAATCCGGGTCATGCCGACAAGATGACCCGACTGCAGATTACGGCATCAATTTTCACGACGGGCCGGGTGTGGCTTCCAGAGTCAAACAATCGAAAAGGATTCGTCAAGGACTGGGCCGAGGGGTTCCTGAGTCAGTTGTGCGCGTTTCCAGACTCGACAAATGATGATTACGTCGACAGCGCCTCCCAAGCCATTCGCTTGCTCAAGGACATGGGTTTCCTAGACATTAACCCGGAACCGCGCTACGATGATGAAGACTACGCTGATGCAAGGCCCGCGAAGGTGAATCCATATGCGATTTGATCGTGAGTAAAAAGAAATTAGTCAAGGTCGTGGCTGACGTGCTGACGCCCGTCAATCGGATCGACATGTCATACAAGGACGTGACTGCTCGCGTTCCGGAACTCACAGAGGCCGCCAGACGGGTGCAGGCCGGTAGGATGACCCAGAGCGAGTATGCTGCTCTTGTCAATGCCCTGAAGCCCGTTAAGCCCTATGAATTTATTCCAAAGCCAGCGACCGTTGATGAGGCCATTGCTGCTTTGACATCAAACAAGCGCGGCGCATACGGGAAGACCGCTGATATTGGTGCTGGCGAAATGACGGATCTCAGGTTGGACATCCCTGCATACAGTCAGCACGGCGTCTGGGTAAATAGCATTCATCGCAAGGGGGCTCCTACGGTGTATGGGGCGACATCGTCTGTGACTGATGCGACGATGATTCCTTCTCCGGAAAAGGCAATGAAGGTGGCGACGGGCGAGACGTCAAAGGCACCGTTTGCCGTCATTCGCGGCGGGTGGAACCCGATGGATGAAGCATTTGTTGTGGAGCAGGCCCAGAAGTACTTGAAGCACAAGGACTGGCGGCAGGTTGGTTATGATCCAGAGCGGCATGGGTACTTTTACGACAGGGAGACTATGTCGCCGATAGTTTCTGCTGATGAGGTGATACAGATTGGTCCGTTGGTGCTGGCGAAAAAACCAAAGTATGGTGACCCAGAAGATTTCCCATTCCGCAAAGGTGGCGCCGTGAATAAAAAGATCGACGAGATAATCGCGCAAGCCAAGCAAGGGCCGGTTAGCGGATACGCACCATTGCGAACCCGTACACCGAGTCAGTACGAGAAAGACTTTGATCAGTACCTCGCGGCACAACAAGAGGCGCGGCAACGGTTGCTGACTGATCGTATTCCCAAAAGCATTGATGACGCTATTGCAAAAGCGGCGGGGCTTGTTGAGGGTGGCGCAGGCGCATTGTTTGGGTATGGCGCTCAACTGCCCGGGATGGTTGGAGATCTGCGCGAACTTTATGAAGAATACAAGCCAGAGGGCTGGGCTGATGCTCCCGAGTGGCTGAAGAGAACACTGACGACAGAGCAGATTCAGGATCTGCTAACTCAGAATCTGATCCCGCCAGAAATTGCGACCGAGAATTTCAAGGCAGGGACTACCGGTGGAAATATCGCTGCCATTGCTGAAGGGGTGGCGTCATTGCCTCAAGCGGCCAAGGTCATTGGCGCTGGGGTTGGGAAGGGAGTCAGGGCGTTGGCCCCAACGGCAAACCAGATGCTTGAGAACTACATGCTCAAGACGGGGCAGATTCTGCCTGTCGGTCCTAAGAGCAATAGTTGGGGTAAGGCTGGCGAAGCCATTTCCAAAGTCGCCAAAGAAGCTGGCGCATTGAAAGCGCATACGCTTGCACAAGAGCGTGCTGCTTTGCCAGTTCAGAGGCGTGGGCTGGGCCTGCCGCCGAACAATACGGCCGAGCAGAGGGCTGCGGCGATGGGCATCAACACCGATTCGTACCACGGCACGAAACAGGACATCACCGGCGCATTTCGGCCGGGGTATGACGATAATTTGCTCTTCGTGACCAAGTCGCCAGAGTTCGCAAACAATTGGATTGGCAAGGGAAAGTTGCAAGAACGCTCTGGCGAGCAAGCCCAGCAGGAGGTTAAGTCTGCTGAAAACGCATACAAAGAATTAAAATACAAAATGATGGATTATGACTCTTTGAATAAGTTGGAAGGAGAAGCATTTAATGCGGAATACGACAAAAGAAACGATGCATTTAAAAAAGCTTTCCAAGAAAAAATTGGGTTATACCCAGATAAAATACACAACACCGTTTATCCATTAAAGGTTGAGGCAAACAAGACATTCAACCCAGAATCTGACATGCATGTGATGTCTGAGTTTTTTGAGAAAAACGGCATACCGCCAAAGTTGCAAGATTTGTATGCCAGTGGCAATTATCTGCTGTACGAAACAAAGCCAGTGGTGGATTACTTGAAGAGCAAGGGTTATGACTCCATGCGATTGCGCGAGTCAACCGGCGATGACTTCCCGACAATCGCGGTATTCAACCCAGAGACCGCGCGCTCCCGGTTTGCCGCCTTTGATCCATGGCGCATCAATGCTGCTACTGCTGCTCTGATGGGAGTGGCCGCTCCTGATCTGTTGGCAAAGGAGAAAAATGGTGGCCCAATATCGCTGGACGCCATGCGACTGGCTGTTGATCGGAAAGCAAAGGGCGGTGTGATGGGTGCCGCTG